CCGGAGGCGGCGACCTCAGCGCCGACCGCACGGTCGACGTCGTGGCGAACGCCGACGGGTCGATCGTCGTCAACGCGAACGATGTCCAGGTCGGCGTCCTCGCCACCGACGCGCAACACGGGAACCGCGGAGGCGGAGCGGTTCACGCCAACGTCGTCGCCTCCGGCGCGGCCGGCTTCATGACCGGATCGGACAAGGCGAAGCTCGACGGGTTGCCGTCCTCGGCGCCTTCGACGGCGCGCACGATCACCGCCGGAGCCGGCCTCACCGGAGGCGGCGACCTCAGCGCCGATCGCACGATCAACGTCGTGGCGAACGCCGACGGATCGATCGTCGTCAACGCGGACGATGTCAAGGTCGGCGTCCTCGCCACCGACGCGCAACACGGGAACCGCGGAGGCGGAGCGCTTCACGCCACCGTCGTCGGCGGAGGCGGCGACGACGGCTTCATGTCGAGCGCGGACAAGTCCAAGCTGGACGGCATAGCCAGCGGTGCGACCAACACCCCGCTCTCGTCGTCCACGCCGGCGAACGTCGGAACGGCGGCGGCGGGATCGTCGTCCAGCGCCTCGAAGTCTGACCATGTGCACGCGCTTCCCTCCGTCGGGCCAGGTGCCGGCGCGATCGGCGGCAGCGGCGCGGTGATTGGCTCCGTCACTCTCGATGCGCAGGGGCGCGTTACGGCCGCGGCCGCGGCGACGTCGGTAGACCTTAGCGCCGATATCAAGTTCTCCGGCATTATCACGCCTACCGCGCTCAGCACCACGGCCAACGACTACAACCCCACCGGCCTGGCGGCGGCGTCCATTATCCGGGCCTCGACCACGGGCGGAACGGTAAGCATAACCGGCCTCTCCGGAGGGGCCGCCGGCCGGCAAATGATCATCCACAATGCGGGCACGGGGATCATTGTGATCCCTTCCGAGAGCGGGTTGTCCTCGGCGGCTAACCGGTTCTACTTCGCCAACGCAGAGTTTCTGCTGGCTGAAGGTAAGACCCTACATTTTATATACGACGGCACCCGGTCGCGCTGGGTCATGGTTCCGGATGTCAGCTATTACCTGGACAAGACCGCCACGAACTCGATCTATGGCGGTCTCAACATGTTCGGAGATCTGACGGTATCGGACGCCACGAGCAACGGAGTCCTGCGCGTCGATGCCCCGTTCTACGTCTCGAAGATCAGCTCCCCGTCTCAGATCACCTCGGATCAAAACAACTACGCGCCGACGTTGGCGACAAACCTGCGCCTCAACACCGATGCGCTACGTAAGATCACCGGCCTAGCCGGGGGCGCCTCCGGTCTCGAAATAACAATCTTCAACGTAGGGTCCAACCCCGTCCAGCTGGCGCATGAGCACGCTTCGTCAACGTCGACCAATCGCTTCACGTTTGGCGGCTATGACTGGATCCTGATGCCCGACGAATCGGTTCATCTTTGGTACGACGGAACCTCCAGCCGGTGGCGCCCGCGCACGCACCGCCGCGTACCGCGCACATGGCGGGAAAAGATGTTCGCCTTCGCGCAGACCAAGATCTCGGGCAAGTTTACCGATTCCATCGGAAGCCATTTCGACGGCTGGCCCGGGTACTACAACACCGGCGGCGTCTCGCATGAGCCGAACACGTTCAACGGCGTGTTGAAGTTGAACGTTCCGAACCACGCGGTGAATGCCGTGGCGCTGTTCTCGACGGGCACGAATAACCCGCCGCTGGCGGTGAGCACCGAGACGGCGCTCATCAACACGGCAAAAGCGTGGTACGTGGCCGCGCGAGTCGGCGAGGACGCGACGACGTCGAACGAGAAGATCCGGATCGGTGTGAAGCTGCAGAACTCGGGCGTGTTTCTGGAGATCACCCCGTCCGACATGAAGGTATATTGCAACGGCTCGTCAGTCCTCACGCTGACCGAGTCCATAGACCGCACGAAGTGGCACGACTATGTCATCGGGGCCAATGGCGGCAGTACGGGCGAAGTGTTCATAGACGGGACGTCGTACGGCACGTTCACCATTTCGGGCAGCGTTAGCGGCGCCGCCGGCGTCGGACTGGTCAACACCGTGACAGACGGCAGCGTGGTCAACGTCGACGCGTTCGCCGCTGGATTCGAGGAAACCAACACGTCGGGCACCGATGTTCCGACGCCGAGCTAAGGAAGGGACGTCGACGCGATGTTGACCGCGTACTGGATCGTGGAGCCTGCCGAGGTCGCAAGCTCGCAGCCTCTGCCGGCTGTGCGGCTGCGGCCTAGCCAGGACCCTCTCGGGGCCGGCATACTGAGGCCGCTCCATCGCACGGAGCGCGGGGACTTCTTGAACGGCTCGGGCGCCGAGGAGGTCTTGTCCTGCGTCGGGCAGGTGCTCGGAACGGTTCGGGGGACGCTGCCGTGGAGGCCCGATTTCGGGTCGGACCTCAACCGGTTGCGCCACCAGCACAACGACCCGACTCTGGCCGAAGTGGCGAGGGTCTACGTCGACGAGGCGCTGAGGAAATGGGAGCCCCGCGCCGAGCTTGTGTCGGTGGAGATCGACGGGGCCGAGACCGTCGGAAATACCCTGGCCCTGCGCGTGGCCGTCAGGATCGGGAGCGCCGGCAGGGTGCAGACCCTGCGCGTATCCGCGTGATATCGAACCAGTACGCCGCCGCGTGATATAGGCAGACGCCTAGTATAATCGGGACGTGGCGATCCTTCCCTCCAGCGCGGATTACACCGACAAGGATTTCGACGCGATCCGCAAGCGGATGATCGCGCTGATACGGTCCGTGTTCCCGTCGTGGTCCGATTTCAGCGTGAGCAATTTCGGCAACATCCTGATGGAGGCGCCGGCCTTCATGCTGGACGTGCTTTGTTTCTACCAGGACGCCCAGGCACGCGAGTCTCGGATCACGACGGCAACCCAGAGACGAAATCTGATCGCTCTGGCGAAGCTGCTGAACTACACGCCGTCGCTGGCCGTGGCGGCCACGGTCGACGTCACGATATCCGTCCCGTCGACGACGGTGGACATAGAGATCCCGGCCGGGCAGGTCTTCAAAACCAAGTCGTCGACCTCGCCCGTGGAGTTCCAACTACTGGCGCCGGTGACCTTGACGGAGGCGGCGCCCTCGGCTGTCGGCACGGTGGAAAACTCGACGACTGAGCAGCAGGTCTACGCGGGGACGGGTCAGCCGAATCAGTCCGTGGTGCTGACGGAAACGCCGTTCCTGTCGGTCGTTTCGATCGAGTCCGAGGGCGGCGGCGACGCGTGGCTGAAGGTCGACAATTTCCTGTTTTCCGGCGGATCGGATCGCGTGTTCACGGTAGCAGTCGACAATGACGATCGCGCAACGGTGGTCTTCAGCGACGGCGTATCGGGCGAGATGCCCGCGGACAACCTGACGATCAAATACAAGATCGGTGGAGGGGCGTCTGGCAACGTCGAGGCCGGCACGATCGTGAAGGTCGACGGCACGATCGTGAACGTCGACGGCGACCCCGTGGCCGTGTCCGTTACGAACGTCGCGGCCGCGTCGAACGGTGTCGACCGAGAGAGCGAGGCGTCCATTCGGCTGAGGGCTCCGCTGTCGATTCGGAACCCGACGGCCTCAATCGCTCGCACCGACTTCGAGGACCACGCGATTACGTTGGCCGGCGTGTCGCGCGCGCTGATGCTCACGATCAACGAGGACGCGTCGATCGCGGACAACTCGGGCAGGCTATACCTGGTCCCTGCCGGCAACCCTCCGAGCTACCCGTCGACGGCGAAGCTGGAAGAGGCGCGCCGGTTGTTCGTCGGGGACACCCAGGCTAGGCCGCCGTACCCGGCGCCGCTGACCTTTTCTCTGGAGGTGCTGCGTCCGCTGTTCCTCGATGTGTCGATCACAGCTCGCGTGTGGCTGACGAGGGGCTCGGTGGAGGCCACGGTTCGCGCCGCGATCGAGGAGGCGCTGACGAACTTTTTCAATCCGGTGGTGGAAAGCCCGGAGTTGGCGGCCGCTCTGGAGGTCGAGGAAGGCGCAGCGAATCCACAAATAAATTTCGGCTACTACCTGAGGCAGGGAGCGACGGAGGACACGGAGACGGGCCAGCTGGCGTTGTCGGATCTTTTCAACGTAGTGCGGGACATCGAGGGCGTGCGCAAGATCGGGCCCGCCGATTCCGACTTTACGATCTACACCGCGACCGTTGCCTATCCGAGCCTCGCGACATCGCCGATACAGGTGGACGTTCACGAGGATGTGACGGTAGAGGACACCTGGTTTCCTCGATTCGCCGCCTTGACGCTCATCAACGGCGACACGGGCGAAAGCTTCTAAGCCATGGCGGCGAACGAGATCCTTTCGGCGACGCCGCTTTCGTCGAGGCGCGTCCGTGTGATGTTCGCCGAGGACGGCGTCGCCGCCCCCACGTCGGACGAGTCGGCGCTGACCGTAGGCAACTGGGCGCTTAGCCCGGACGAGCCGTTGCCCGGCTACACGCCCGAGGTCGCCTCAGTCGAGGCGGTGGAGCTTTCGGGCGGGGGAGTGACGGGCGTCGTACTGACGGCGGGGGCGGATCTCACCCCTGGTATTGTCTACCTGGTCCGAGTCGTCAGCGTCTCCGGAATAGTCGAGGACGAAAGCGCGAACGTCGAGATCTTCACGTCGCTCCCTCTGGCGTTTCCGGCCGGCAGGGACATCGACCTCGCGGCGATGGTGCCGGCGATCAATCTGCGCGAGGACGGTACGGAGGAGCTGGCCAGGTTCGTCGCGTGTCTGCAGGAGCCGATCAACCTTCTATGGGGCGACGTGGATCGCTGGGTCGAGATCTTCGACTGCGACCTGGCGCCGGAGCAGTTTCTGGATCTGATGCTGCGAGATTTGGGCAGCCCGTTCGCCTTCGCCGATGATCTCGCGGTGGTCGAGAAGCGCCGGCTGTGTCACCTTCTCGTGCAGATCTACCAGCTCAAAGGGACGGCCAAGGGGCTGCAGGCGGCGATACTGTTTTTCATGGGCGTTCGGTCCGAGTTTCTCAGTGTGCGCGGGCTGGGCAGCAGCTTGGACGGCGGCGCGACGATCAACGACAGCTACGGCAACGTGCCGACCGCCAACCAGTTCGTGCTCGGCGATCAAGGCGCGTGGCAGTTCATTGCGAAGCTGGGCACTACGGTGGCGAGCCAGACGGCTGCCGGAGATCCCAGCCCGCAAGCGGGCGGCCTGCTGACCTCGGCTCAGGTCGACAAGGCCAAGAGGCTGATCGACGTGATGAAGCCGGCGCACCTGGTGCTTAGAGAGGGGGCAGAGCCCGTTCTCAGCGGCGCCACGGTCTCGCAGCGCAACGCAATTCAGGACAACGGCGACGGATCTGTTACGCTGCTGATGGAGGTCCTAGGTACCGAGAAGCTGGGCTTTTGGGAGGGATCTGTGCCGGGCGTGAACCAGTTCAATTCGGGCGCGTTCGTCGAGGCGGGCGCGTTCACCGGGCGCGCGCTCAACTATGTCCCTCCCGGATTCCGCTGGTGGAACGGCGTAGGCTGGAACCTCACGGCCGGCACGTTCGGCCTTCTCGGGAACGAGGTCACGAACTTGCTGACGAAGCCGGGGCTCGCGGCCACGCCCGGCACGCGAAAGATCACGCTCTCATGGGGCCCAGTCACCAACGCGACGGCGTACCGAATTTATTTTGGCTCCAACTTCATGCTGACTCCGCTGGCCGCGGACAACGCTGGAGATCCGATTGTGGTGTCGGCCGACCTCACCGAGTACGTTGATCCGTTGGAGTCGGGGACGTTCCGACAGTACATCATCACGCCGGTGTGGCAGGACTTTGAAGGATTCTTTTCCGAACCCGCCAGCGCGACGGCTGGCTAAACCTAGGTCGAGGCGAGTCAAACAAAATGGACAGGAAAAATTGGTTTTTCGGACAGGCCCTTTCTCAGGCCGATCTCGACGCCGCCTTCGATCAAGTCGAGAGCGGCGATAGGAACCTCGTGGTCGACCGCGCCGCAACGGGGATCATCTCCGGCGGCGTGGCGGCATACGTTGGCGGGACGACAATAAGCGTCGACGCGTTCAAGGCGTACGACAAGGCAGGTCGTAGGCTCATCAGGGCGTCCGGCGGATCTATGTCTGTCGCCACGGCGACCGACGGATCGTCGACCATACCGCCTTCCGGTCAGTGGCGATGGGTCTCCATCGTGGCAAGGTTCGGCCGTTCGCTGTCGGATTCTCGGCTGGACGGTCTCGGGGGATCCGTGTCGTTCAACGAGGCTGAAGCCTTGGTATCGACCGGGGACAGCAACAGCTCGAATGTTGGCAAGTTGCAGGTCCTGAAGGGGACGGCCGCACTGACAAGCGCGACCCCGACTCGCCCCACAATCGGGGCGAACGACATCCTCGTGTGTGATCTGCTCATGCACTCCACGGGGCTGACGGGCAGCTCGGACGTGTACACGGACAGGACGGATCGTTATGTGATCCAGTCGTCGGC